CTCCATGCAAGTTTTTGGCATCCTGCATGTTCCAAACAAAATCGTTTGCACTTGTTGCTTCACATTGTGCAACGCGATCAATAAACTTTCTAATGTAGAGTCCGCTCATTTATACTCAAAACCATCTGCTGATTTAGCCGGACCCATGTATCCGTAACGTTCTAACAAGATCAATTTTGGACAGAAGTGCATTTTTACTTTTTTACCAATCTTAATTTTGTAATATCCAGCGGCATACCAACTACGTGACTTCTTTTCTTTGGTATATATTGGTAATCGTGTGTTTATATTATATACACCATTGAATGGTTTTACGTCAGTGGGAAAGTTGTTTACTTGATTCTCAGGATACTTAATACGTTCTTGATCATCTTCAAATGCAATATTGGTTACATCACGTAAACTTTTAATTGTTTTAAATCGAGCATTGCCTTGTTGAGTTGTAACAAAGTAACCGTTATTATCTTTTTCAACTGATCCAATCTTCTTCTCGTCTTGTTTAATTACCCAAAACTTTCCGTTTACAATTGGTCTTGCTATAGTTGTACTCATTGCTTTAATGCTCCTTGATATGTTTGATTCAACCAACGTCCATACTGTTCTGCATGTTCACTGAGTCGATTCAACTCGTATTTACCACAAAATTTTAAGAACTTTGAACCTACTTGTCCTATGTCCTTGTTGGTTATTTGATTAATAATTTCTAAGTCAACCCTGTCTTTTATCTCTTCAGGTTGTTGTGTAAGATCAATTAGCTGTTTGTTTCTGTTGTAGTCATCTAACACTCTATGCTCTTTGTCCTCATGATCAGTCCAACGTTGTAACATCATGTTGTTCCAAGCATATCCTTTAGCATGTCTATCTGCATATGCTTCTAACAAGCCGACTTTGTTCTTAGTGCCTTTCTTACGTACACCAGGAAATGCACTAAACACGTTATCACTGCTGTCGCCTCGCATGCACTTTTCAAATAACAAGTACTCAGGGTCGCCTAACAGTTTAGGTTCTTTTGTTTTCTTATCTATAACCTGCTTGCCTTTAGCATCAAATATACCTTCTAGTGTAATCAAGTTATCAGTAATGCCATTAAACTGTGTTACGTTCTCTGTAATCAACTGATAAAAGTCACTGTCGCTACTGATAATAATATGTTCATCTGTAGGATGCAGTGCAATCCAACGTGCAATAAGATCATCTGCTTCTGCATTGGCATCACGTAACACACTACAATTTGTCTTATCACGTAGATATTGATTAAAGTCGTCAAATGTTTCCCAAAACAGTTTGTCTTCTTCTTGTTCACGTTCAGTTTGTGCAGCTCTTGCTTCAGTACGATTAGCCTTGTATGGCTTGTAGTAATCCTTACGCCAACTACGACCCTCTAAACAAAACACAACATGATCAGCATCAAACTTCTTTACAACTTTGTTGATAGCAGCCATGCTTATGTGCAGTGCATAACCAACTTTCTCCCATGGGTCACTTGCACGAAAGGCAACGTGTCTTGCACGGAAAAACATGTTAGCAGTGTCAATCAATAGATACTTCATACGAATCCTTTTGTTAATAATACACTTATTATAACACTAGATTAGACGATTGTCAACTATATATTTTGTTAAAAATTGTGCCCATACTCTATGCCCATCAGCACCATAATGCCAACTGGCAGGTGATACAGTATCGCAACTTGCTCCTACTACTTTATCAAATGTCGTATCGCCATAAGGATCAATATAACTATTGCCCCATTTCATTTTAGTTTTTATTTTACCAAAGGTATTGTTGCCATTGAAGAATATGTGTTTAATTTTCTTTTTGTTTAGTAATTGATGGAAGTTCCATATTTTTGTGTGTGCTGATTTTGTTTTCTTTTCCCAGTCTATGTTTGCAACATATTCTTTGTACTTTTGCTGATGACTTTTTGGGACTACATCTATACCACTTGCATTAATCTGATAGTAATTATTGTCTATTTTCCACTCTTCTCTTTCCCATGTGCTCCATTGTATAACCATAAATGTACGATATAATTCGTGTTCGTGCTTTTTTATCCATTGTTTAGAGGTTCTTATAATACGATCATTTGAACTGGCACTCTCTGCGGCACACACCATACCACAACTAAGCCTATTGCTTAGTAGTTTTGAAAAACTCTTCTCTAGGTTGTCAGGATGTGGAGCCCTGCCCATCATCCAATAACGACTATCATCTTCTGCAAATGCATGATTGTTTACACATTCAGCGGCTGCAGTGTGCGAATCTCCGTTGGTATATAATATCATATTATGTGATTGTTCTTAATATAATTCATTATCTTACCTGCCCATAATCTGTGTCCGTCTTCTTTATAATGATACCATTCGTCTGGAGTACATCCTTGTGCTTTTAACCAATGGTAATAACTTTGATCATTATCATAAGGGCCAATAAAACACTTGCCCCACGGATATTCGTATGATGTGTTTAAAAAATCATACATGCAATTGAAAAATACATGCGGAATTGCACCAAGTTCTTGATGAAATTCAAATATTTTTGTATGCCAGTGCTTGCTTTTTTTAATAAGTTCTTCTTGTGTTTGTGCAGTTACCCACTTTTTGTATTTACTTTGCAATTGATCTGGCAAACCATCGTGTCCGCTACTGTTAACATTATAATATTTGTTATTATATTGCCATTCTTCTCGTTCCCACGTACTCCAACCAATTATAATCAAGTTTGGAGTTGTGTGCTTAAGATAATCACGTGTGCGTCTAATAATACTAGCATTACTGCTACCACCTTGTGCTTGGTTAACAAACTCTGTACCAAAGTTTTCGCCAATAACATCTACAAAGCTCCATGGTGCAGTATGACTATCACCGTTTGCATACAGTAACATTATTTTACTTCTGTGTAGCCGTCGCCTAGATCTCTGCTTTGAGTATAACGTACATCAGGATCAGCTTGTTCATTTTCGTATGTTTCTAGTGCAACATTACGGCATACGTTTTGAAACCATCTATCAACAATTACGTGTTCTTCTTCGTTTGGCTTTTGTTGATAGCCAGCACGTACAAGATTTGCAATAAACTTTTCATTCCAGTCTAGTTCAAATGCACCGTTGTTAATTTGCTCTGGATCAATGTCCATACTGATAATGTTAACATATGGTTCTCCGGCTGCAGTTGCAATTTCTTTGTCTGTTTTCTTCGTTTTAGACTTTGGCTTTTCTTTTACAACAGGCTTTTCTTTAATGCCTATTGCTTTTTTAATTTTATCAAACATGCGGCGATTCCTTATTGTGGAAAGTATTTGTCCAGCATCTCTAGCCTATCATCAGCTTCTGCTAGTTTGTTTAGTTCTGCAATAACTGCTTCAGTAACATCCGAATGCTCACCAATTCCTGCTGGCATACTTTTATATACCTCAATGTTTGCTTGATGCACTGCAATTTCGCCTTCGGCTTGCTTGCGAGCGGCCTCTAAAATTAAGTCTCCTACTTTCATCTAAACCTCCTTAGATTTTGTGAACACCGGGATTGGGTTCATTTTGTGTAAATTTTTGTTTCTAATTGTTTTATACAATTCAATGTTTTCACGATCTTCTTCTGTCATCATATCCTCTGGTGCATCTATATATTCCATACACCATTCTAGTTGTTCGTAGGATAGTCCATTTAATTGGTCGCTATCTACTCTACCATCTTCCCACAAGCCATCTGTTGGCTCGGCATTGATAATACGCGGATCAATTCCTAGTTCTTGACCTAGTGCCCATACTTCTGTTTTATACAAGTCTGCTATTGGGCTTATATCTACTCCACCATCGCCGTACTTGGTAAAAAAGCCAACACCAAAGTCTTCTACTTTGTTTCCGGTGCCAACAACTATACCGCCAAATGTTTGTGCTTTTTGGTACAGTGTCATCATACGCAGTCTTGCACGTGAGTTTGCTAGTGCTAGTTCATTTTTTGGAAACTGAAAGAGATCCTCAAACTTTTCGAATACTGGTGTAAGATCAATCATTTCAAAACTAGCATTCATATAGTGCTCACCTAGCCATAAGCAATGATCTACACCTAGG